ATGAAGAAATATTTACTAGTGTTTTTAATTTTTAATAGTGTATTGTTGTTTTCGCAAGAATCTATAAAAATTCCTTTAATATATCTAAGTTGTAAAAAAGTAGAACAGAAAGGAAATGAGGAATTAAATAAATGTTTTAAGCAAAATTTTAGAAAAGATTTTTATAAAATGGTAAGTATGGAATTAAGATCAAGAAACTTAATTACTAATTACTTTCTTAAAGCTAAATTTAATTTTGTTTTTGATGAGAATGGTATAATTTCAATTTCCGATTTTGAAGGGAGTAAAGATACAAAAGATATTCTTGAGAAGTCTTTATTTAGATTAAATGAAAGAATTAGAGGAAGTAAATATAAAATTATTCCAGCAAAGAATGATGAAGGAAAATTTTTAGAAACCACTATAGAAGTTCCATTTCAATATGCATTTGTTAGAAGTTAGTTTTTGGAAGCTTATATTCTTAATTGCAGAAAAACATGTTTAATGCACTATAATTATCAAAGAGAAGAAGGTTTGGAAGAATAAATTAGTAATGTTTTAAACATTCAAAAGATTGGATTTGAACGATAAATGTAAAATGCCTAAACAATTTGTTCAGGCATTTTTTTAATCTTCTCTTGATCCATCATCAGCCATTCGAACCATTTTGGGTGTAAAAGTTGCTACAACATCAACTAAATCTTGTTGTGCAGCCATTACTTCGTGAATATCCTTATATGCCATTGGAGCTTCATCTTTTCCTCCTCCAATTAACGTAATACCAAAATCATTTAAATAATCATTAATCTTATTTTGTGACAATGATTTAATTGCTTGGGTTCTGCTCATTTGTCGGCCGGCACCATGAGAAGCAGAATTAATAGAATTTTCATCTCCTTTTCCTCGAACCAGAAATCCAGGAGCGGTCATAGAACCCGGAATAATTCCCATTACATCCTTAGAAGCCGGTGTTGCGCCTTTTCGATGAACAATCACCTCTTCGCCATTGTAAATTTCTTTCCAAGCAAAATTATGATGATTTTCAACTTTTGCTAAAACTTCAGCACCAATTGAATGTGCTATTTTTTGATGAATAATTTCGTGACAAGCCGAAGCATATTCACCGGCTAAATTCATCGCAATCCAATATTCCTGACCTTCCGCAGAATTTAAATCTAAATAAGCTAAATTTTGCGCTTTATAAGGAAGTTTACAGATTTCTTTTGCAATTTTTGTATAATGTCCGGCAATTGTAGCACCAAATCCACGTGAGCCTGAATGTGTCAATAAAGCTAGATACGAACCTTTTTTGATGTTTAGTTTCTCATCATCTTCCTTGAAATCAAGCAAACCAAATTCAACAAAATGATTTCCTCCTCCGGAAGAACCCAATTGCGACCATGCTTTATCTTTTAGCTGTTGAATAAATGAATTTGTTTCGAATTTTGCATCATCCAAAATTTGATGTTCAGCTCTGTATTGACCATGAAAACCATGTCCTGCTCCAAACTTCGTATTTTTCATCAAGGTTGCTTTTAATGAATCATGATATTCAACATAATATGAAGCGGGTAGATCATAAATCGATAAAGCCATTCTACATCCAATATCCACACCAACACCATAAGGAATAATGGTGTTTTTAGTTGCTAAAACTCCGCCAATCGGTAAACCATAACCTTGATGCGCATCGGGCATAATTGCTCCGGCAACTGTAACCGGAAGTTTCATGGCCACTTTCATTTGCTCTAAAGCACCATCTTCGATTTTTTCAACTCCATAGATTTTGAATTCATTCGGTTCTTCATTCAATTCAATCAAATTTTCATTTTGTTGAGGAAGATGAATACCATCAACAAAACCTTTTATAATCGGCGAAACCAAAAATGCAATTTTTAAAAACAAGTTTCATTATAAAATCGCAAAAGTTTTTACATAATTTAAAAGGCGTTTAAAACAAATTTAAACGCCTTTTATGAATATAGCTGAAGTTTTGATTAGTCAGGGATTTTCATGTTTGCAACCATGCAGCCTTTAACCCATTCAATATTACTCAATCATTACACAAAAATACACTAAAAATATCAAATTTTATTACTTATTTATTTTGTAAAATCACTATTTATCACTACCTTTATATAGTAATTGGAATGTTATGTTTACAATTCATTAATAAGAGCCTGAAGCCTTAATTTTAGTAAGGATAAATTCCTTTTCCATTCAATAGTTTCCTGACCTTTTTCGTAAACAGGATAAGGCTCTTCTTTAAATCTAAATTTCACCTTTTTATCTAATGGATAGATATATCGATATGTTTTAACTCGAAATACTTCCCAATCCTCAAGTAAAAACCCAATATTTCCACGTATAAAACGCTTTTTAGATGTACTATTTGTGAAATTCTGTTCGTGCGAGATTTCACCTGTTATTTTATGTTTTAGAAACCTTGTAAAATGATAGCCATAATACTTAAAGTTTGACGCTTTATATATAGTTCCACAACCTAACCGACCATCTGCAAATGATTGAATAGCTACTACATTTTTATCTAACTGTTTTATCATTTTGATTGAATGAGAAATTAATAGACTTTCTGCGTTATGGCCTAAACTATCATCTATCCACATTCTATTTAATTCAATCATCCATGCATCAGGGTTTGGATGAGAAAACAATTTAGCTTTTAAATTCTTCATATATCCATATACGGCACAACCAAGGCATTTTTCAGGATTTTCAAAATCAAAAATACCAATATTAAAAACTCCAAAACCGCCATCATTCCACTTATGAGAATAATGATTTTTAATAATTAATTCTTTAGCTACTTGTTTTTCAATTGGTTTAATAATTAATTTTCCTAAATTCTTTGTTTCTACTATTTTCTCCATTTTTTTATTAAATTTGTATTCTCACTTTTCAATTATAAAAACCCCTACAAAGAAGGTTTACGTCCTCCGCTGTAGGGGTTTTTATACGCTAAAAATTGAAAGGTGAGATATTTAATTTTTGCGGAGGACTTTTATTTCACTCCAAAAGCGATTATTTTCTTTATATAGTTTTTAATTAATATTGTTATCCAAGTAAGAAATATAATTAAACAAAGGACACTTCCAATGAGGACATAAATCCAAATACTAACATCGGATTTCTCTTTTTCGGTATTAGATTTAAAACTATCCAATAAACGTTGTTCTCGTTGAACTAAATCTTGTTGAATTTTAGAAGTATAAATAGAATCCATCAACTTAATCATTTCTGCTTGTGTAAGATTCTCGTCTTTTTGTTGAGCTTGATCTAAAGCCATCGCAATAGCGCCTTGTATATCAAGTTCTAAACCGTCTTTTGTTTGTTTTAAGGAAACTTTACCTTTATCCTCATTCGTTTTACCTGCATAGGTCAAACCAAGCTTTTGTAGTAGAGTTTCGCTTTTTGAATAGTTTTGCAAATAATCATAGCTAGATTTCTGCAACTGGAGATTTACTGACGAATCATTTTTAATTGATTTATCACTTTCAATCTTCACTTGTTCAACCTCCTTCGTTTTTCTCTTCGTTGCACAACTTGTGCAAAACAAAACAATCATTAATAACAGATACTTATACATATTGCTGAATTCTTTTGATGATTGATTTCAAAGAAGCTGCATAATTTGGATCAGTTGCATAACCAGCCTTTGAGATTTCGTCAACAAACTTATTTGCATCACTTTTTACTGCTAATGCCTTTGCATATCGTGGATTTCTGAAAAAGAAATCTGAATGATCGTCAAATGATTCTTTTGGAGTTTCGTACTTCATAAAATAATCTTTAATTTTGTATTTATAAAGTCCGTTTGGCTGTTTTATAATCGAAATAACAACTGGATATTTAACTGAATTCGTCTTATGATATTCAGTAGTGGTAAGCAATTGTTTTTTATTCGCTGGTGTAGTTGCTTTTGCTTTAACGCCAAAAAGCATATTTCCAACAACTGTTTTTCCCCAACCTGTTTCCTGTGCTGCTTGTGCCATTACAGCGAGTGCGGAAATGCCTGTTTTCTTTTGCGATTCTAAGGCAAAAGGATAATACTTTTTTGTAAATTCTTGAGGTGTCATTTGCTTAATTTTTAAATGAGTTTATCCTGCTCGTGTAGCTTTTACACGTGCTTTTTATTGATTTTTAAAATGTTATTTAATTACTTATAAATTCTGATAAGTAGAAGTTTTAGAGTTGAAGTCTTGGATGCAATTCCACACGAAATGCGTTAAAGAATTTCCAAAAGCTTCGGTACTTAATCGAATTGTATTGTTGTCATTCGGTTTAAAATTTGGATCGTATCTAAAATTTTGAGAAACTTCAAAAGTTAAAGCGTAAGGTATAATATCGTTCATTTGACCTGCAAGACGCCCATTGGTAGTACTTACATAAGACGCTGTGCCTAACAGTTTATTGTAATCAATTGGAAAGAAGCTTGAAGAGTTACGTGAACCTCTCGAAACTCGTTGAGCAGCGATTCTACCTAATTGGTTAGTAAATTGATTTACTCCCTCAGTCCATAATAAATTAGGCTCGCTATCGACCGTACCAAAAAAATTATGAAAATCAACGCCAAGCAACAATGATTCTTTGTTATTTTCAACCCACGTGTTGATAGCTAAGCTTTCAGGCTGATCTAGTGGCGAAAGTCCGCTCCATTGTTCAGTTCCTGCGTTTTGATTTGGAATATGTAAATACGGGAAATTTCTATTCAAATCGACACCATTTGAGTTTGGTCTAGCACCATTAACCCAACCCTGTGGGTTAGCCGTTGGAATTATCGATAATTTTATATTAAAACGAAACCATTCAAGAACTTTATTTGTTTGCCATTTATTCAAAATATCCTCAAGAAACTGATAACAAGCAATTGACGCTGTTTTTTCACTTCCATGAATTGAACAGTTGATAAATATATGAGGTTGCTCGATTACAATTTTTCCGCCATCAGGTCGTGTGGCTGTTGATACTGTTGGAGGCGTAAATGTATACACTTCTATAAATCTATTACCAATTGTCGTTGGAATTGTTGCTATAACTTCTTTACTTATCAATGTTGGATGGGCATTCAATAAAGCTGTATAACGATCTCTCATGATGTTTGGATCACTCCCGATTAATGGTTGTGCATCAGTGTCTGTCATTGACAATGTTGTTTCGGATTTATAATAATAACTTGTCGGATCAAAATCTGTTAACAGCTTCTTTTGAACCAATTTGTATTGCCACGTTTTTTTATCGAAACCTTTAACGCTATAATCCTCGATTCCCCAAATTTCGAATCTTCTACCTCTAATAGCTCCCATGTGGCCGCCAAAAATAATTGCATCAGCGGGCATTGTTATTGCCCCAGATTGCGCCGTACCTATTAAACCTGTAGATGGCACAAAATAAAATACACTAGGAAAAGAACTAAAATCTATTGTTTGCGCAGATACATTATATCTAGTTCTACCGACTACAAGCATCGTTTGCCCTTTTATTTCTAATTTCTGACCGTTGATATTAATTGAATTGCTATTTGAAATCAACTTTCCAACTCCTTTCTTTAGGTATTGTTGATTGATTCCATTTAATGAGTAATTATCAACACCCTGTATCAATAGACCTGTTGATGAAGTTCTGAAATAAGAACCAATTAATACAGAACCAAATGGGATATTAGCAATAGATGACTGAAGTATACTGCCAAGTAAACCCTCTTGAGTTACATACAAACAATAAATACCTGATGTTGCCAATTCTATTTCTTGGACTTGAGGTGTTAATAAAATTCGCTTATTAGAATACAATACAACATTAGTACTTGAAATACTTATTTTATTGGCAACAGTATCGAAATTTAAGCCATTCTCATAACCTATAAATTCACCAATAAAGTAATTTTTTTGACGCTGAGGAATGCCGTTAAGCGAATAATTCGTTAACCCGACAACCTCATAGGTCGTTGTCGTTATTTTTGAATAACTCGCAAAAATAACCGCATCAGCAGGTAATGAACTTAATAATGTTGTCTCTCGAGTATTTATATTTCCATTAGGTAAGATATATAATACACTTGGATTTGATGACAAATTTATTGTTTGATTATCTACAGCGACAACTCTTTGATTGTTATAAATGACAAAAAAAGAATTCCCAAATGTTACTATGTTAGCAACGCCGTCAAAATTAATGCTTGTGCGTAAATCATTGGCTAAACCCATAAGTTTTAATGATGGTAATTTATCTTCGGAAAAAATAGACCAAATCCCATCTTTTTTCCTGAATAAAGTCGAATAGCCTTCGTTTGCAATTAAATTAATTGCAACATAATTACCTGATGTTTTAGGTTTATAAATACCGTCCTGTAGAACATTTGCATCTTCTGCTGTAATTGTTGTTTCAATGTTTGAAACAATACCATTGGCAGCTAACGCCACGCCTAAAACTTCTTTTAAGCCATTAATATCATCAACAGATAAATTAGAACCATCTCGTTTTGCCAAATCTAAATGAACATGATCACGTTCTGCTTTCTGATTTAATATATCAGTTAACTGATATATTTGTTCAACTGGAATATTTTCTGACTTATGGAAAAACGATTTCCAAGTCGTCTCAAATTGTACGTCAGTTGGAATAGCACCTTCACTAAACCAACTGATAATCGTACTTAGTGGTGCAACTGTTTGATTTAAATTCGCCATAATTAAATAATTGGTTCAATAAATAATACTATTTTAACAGGTGGCAAAATTGAAAAGGCTTCACCTGAGCCAACGGATTCAGTGTAACTTTCTCCTTCTGTTTGGTTGACGTAATAACCTTCAGGACCACCACGAGGTCCGAATGAACTAGACAATGTCGGTTTTTTAAACTTATGTGTATGAGCTGGTAAATTTGCAAGCGCTAATGTTGCTTGTTTCGCTCCTTTTTCATCGCCAATAAATGCAAAATCTTCATCATCAGGATTTAACCCAATAGGCAAGCGACCACGCCAATCTTCTACTTCTCGCCAACCTCCAGGAATTTCATCTGCGGGTTTATTCCAAAATAACATCGAGCCACCTTGAGCAAATGGACGAGCGAATAATTCTAATTTCTCTACACGAGTAATTAAATCATTGAAAGCTTGCAATCCTGCTTTTTGAGCTAAATCAAGTTCCAACTGTTTAATCGATTTTACACGATAAAACGAAGCCCAATTATAACTTAATGTTGAAACTCCAAACTCAACCCATCTTTCAATTAAAACATCTTTATTTTGTCCTGTTTTAAAGGCACGCTTTGTTTTCTTTTCGACAATCACAACCGTATTACCTTTAACTGATTGTTTAAATGGTAAAATCTCACCATTAATGAAAACAGTTCCGTTATTTACAACGTTATTGTTTTCTGAACATCCGTTAATGATTGCTAAATCATGAGCCAAATAGCCTAATAGTTGTGTTATCTTAGGCGCTTCAAAAGCGAAATCTAATATTCCTGTATCAAGTCGTAAACCTCCAGTTACATCTACTATTGTATTATTCATAATTAATAAGCTTAAATCGTTTACTTGCTAATTTGTATCGTTTTAAAACCGCTGAAATTTGAATATTCAACGCTTCTACATTCATTTGATATGGTAATGCGACATAGAAGTCAACACCACCGTCATAATCGTTATCTTGCCATAAATAAACATCCTCAACATCTGAGGGCTGCATCTCATTTAGTTTATACAAAATCATCGGCTGATTTTCTCCAAGTGTCCACACATATTGCGGTTCGTACAACACTGAATCAAGAATCCGAATTCGACGATCTATATTATCAAATTCATCATTCAATATTTTTTCAATCGAAAAAACCTGAGAATTATGATTGAGCCAAATGAGATCACGTTTTCGTTTTTCTTTCCATTGGTTATACACGTCTTGTATTTCTGTAGAAAACAGCATCAAAAAAGAAATATGACGTGGTTTTCGTAAAAACGTTGGTATAAGCTGCACAACCAACTGATGAAAATTAACTTTGTGCCACATAATCAATTGTAGTATCTAAGTCCAACTTAAAATATCCACTTTCAGGAATTCGCTTGATTTGTATTTCTGAATACTCAACATACACGTCTAACTGATCCTTGTCAATCCATTTACTCCATGCTGCATTAATAGTAGGGATTCTTACACCTTCAATTAATTGAAGCTTATCAACTAATTTCGCCAAGATTAATTCACCATTAAATGGCAATTCTTTTAAGAATTCATTCAGTGCATTATTTACAGGAAAAGCACCAGTTCTTTGGTTCATTCCGTTAGCGTCCAGAACCAACGGATCATATTCAATTTTCAAAGACAATTTCAAATAATCTGCTGGGTAATTAATCACGTTCACTTTTACACCACCATCACGCACACGTTTCATGTACGCTGTAAATGCTGTAATATGTTCTGTGGTAATTGGATTTAAAACACCGTCGGTTTCCCCAGCTATTTTGACAATTAAAGTACTTTCATCATCAGATTCGTTGACAGCACAATATTTTATTATTCTTGAAGCTTCAATTTGTTCAGTCGTTGCATTTTCATTATCGAAAATCCCTATATTTTCATCGAACGTAAAGCCGAATTGAAAGTCTAATGCCTGTTTACGATACCATGCAGGCGTGTGTGCTTTTTGTTCAGATAAAACTTTTGTTACTGCAATGGAATGAGTGTCAAATAGTCTTTCAAGTGTGTAAATACAAAATGCCATGATGTAAACCCATAAACGCCAGAGAGCCGTTTTAGAAGTCGAAGTTAGACCATTCAAGTCTTCTAAACTTGCTTTCGTTTTAAAAATAGATTCTTGTATTTCAGAAATAGTTCTTGACATATTATTTTACTTTAAATGTTGAACCAACTCTCATTTTACCAATACCTAATTCAGCCGGAACAAAAACACTGATTTCATCTGTTAACTGTGTTGCAGGTTTTAATCTGTTATTTTTAAAGTATTCAGCAACGATTCGAGTATCTGTATCTTTTAGTTTCGCAATTAAAGGAGTTCCAACCTCGTTAGTATCAGTTAAACTCAAACTATTTTCAATTGCTAAATCAATTGCTGATGTTGCAGAACCGTATTGTTGAATAGCGATATCCAGTAAGGTTTGGTTATGTAATACTTTGATTTCCATTTTTAAATGATTTTTCAAGTTCTGCAATACGTTTTCGCAACTCGATATTTTCAGTTTTTAGCATTTTAATTTTTCGATTTAACATTGAAATTTCTTCTTTCAAAATCTTCTCTTTTGATTGCATCAATGCTTCATATTCTTGATACCTGTTTTCATATCGTTGTTTCAAATCGTCTAAGATGTCTTTATAATGATTGGATAGTTTTACGTCATTATCAATTTTAGAAGCCTGTACACTTTCTAAAACTGCTGAAACTTCAGCATTAAATTTTCGTCGTTCTAAAAACCAAAAAACTAAACCTCCCGCACCCAATAAGTATCCTAAAATTGTTACGAATATTTGTGTCCAATCCATTAAATTGTAATTTGTGTATTTTCAATTCCGTCTTTTGTGTCTATTTCAGGGTTCGAGTAATTGTCGTATTCTAATTGTATTCTCAGGTCTCTTTCAAATTCGGATGGAGATACATTCGTTTTAATGTAATTAACAGCACCAAATCCAACCTGTGGAAATTCTTTAAATTCTCCTTTCTGAGCGATAAAAATATCACCGATGTGCTGCTGATCACTTTCATCAATCACAAAGTCGCCATTTATGATTTCTAAGTCTTGTTCATCTGTACGTTTAAAATCTTTCATTATTCTATTTTTCCAGTTCCTGTAAATGCTCCTTGGTTTGATGTTCCCGTAATTTGAATGACTGATGACATTAAGTAACTTTTGATTGCTAGCATCAACTTTTCAGCATAAATACGTTTACTTTCTTCGTAGTTTTCTGATTGGATCATTTCATCTTGAATTGAAATAATATCCTGTACTAATTGTTCGTCATTTAAAGCCATTAGAATAAAAGTTTATCAATTTTTTGATTAAGAGATTTGAATTTATTTTTGTCTATTTCAATAAATTTACCTGCTCCACTGGGTGTCTGAATAATTGCATTTTCAAGAGTTGAAAACAAATCGTTTAAAACTGTTTTAAGATTTGATTCATCGTTTAAGATTCTGAATTTCCCGTCTTTCATTTCAAAAATTTGATTTTCCATTTTGATAATGATTCGTTCGATTTCAGAATATTTTAATACAAATAAATCATCACTATCATTTAATCGTCCGTATATAATTTTAGAGCCAATTTTTGGATAAACAGTAATATTAGAATTTAGATTATCATCTATTGCATTTAACCGAATGTCATCAATACCATCAGATGTTGTACAAGTTGTTTCTGTAACTGCAGTAACAGTTTCTAACATCAACGGAAAGCGCCTAACACCTTTTTTACCTGCCTTTTTTACGGCTAATTCAAACAATTCATCAATTTCCATCTTACAGCTTATAACTAATTTTTAATGCTCTTTGAATGCCCTCAGAACCGCTTACATCAATTGTTACTCCTTCCACGAAATAACGCCCGTCTTGGTGTCTATCTTCATAATATGGACGCTCAACGTCTATTGCGTCGCCCTCTTTAACCAAAGGGTAGCACCAAGTATTTATCGTGCCTTCAAATCCGTCAAAATTCTTTGCTTTATAAAAATTATTGGTAAATTCTTCCAACTCATTTTTTGATAGACCAGGGCGCTCAATTGTCAATTCATTTTCCCCTTTAATTCCTACAGACTTTTGAATGATATTGCCGTTTGCCTGTGGTGATTTTACGGTTAAATAAAGTTGCTTAGATTCTTTCTTTTCAAACTTGATGTCAGAACCTCGCCGAATATTTTGTGAAAAATTAAGTTTATGAACTTTACGAGGTTTAAAATCTACTGTCATTCCAACATTTAATTTGCCATCGTTCCCGAACCATGATCTAATAAAACCTTTTTCTTTTAACTCAGCTAGAACCTCGTAAGGTGTGGCATCCTCTATTTTCCATTTTCCGATATAATAATCTGCATCGTAAACAATTTCATACTTTGGAGGAATAACAGCTTTTAATATCTCTTTGACATTTCCTGTTTTAAAATATCCTGAATAACGTTTCGCTGATTTGAGCATAAACATTTCGTCTTGACATTCAATTTCAAGGGGAGCCTCTGCGCCGATTTTTGTTATATATCCGACAAATTCACGTGAATAATGCCCATCATAACCAATTGATATTTCGACTTTATCTTTCCTTTTGATAAAATCCAAAATGCTTTTACCATGAATGTCTATTTCTTTTCCGTTTTCATCAACTGCATTTCGATACTCACGAGGTAAAATAATTTTTGCCGTATTAATCAATGTCTGTACAGAACGTTCTATCTGTATTGATTGACAGCGGTAAAATGTAACACGTTTACCGAGCTTAACTCTTAAATTTATGTTGTGATATAAATAATTCATCAGAATTCAGTTCCGTCAATTTGAGTTACTTCTATCTGTCCAAAATCAAATTTCACATCAGGTTTACCAAGTGTGAATGAAACAGATTTAATAGAACTAGCACTAGCACTGAATTGCAATGTATCTTGAAAACCCTCAAGCGGTGAAAATTCAATATTTTTGAAATAAATCGCATCTATATCTTTTTCAATAAATTGTAACCCAACAACTTTAATAACAGTATTTTTAGACCAAAACTTATTTAATCTTTTGATTTCATCAGTTGGATAAATACGATTATCTAAATCTATCAATAAACCTTTAATATCAATATCCCATGGTTTTGTTCCCCATCGTTCAATCACAATTGGATCATCATCATTAACCTCTGTTTCAATAAAACTTTTTTCTTGAGAGAATGTCATCATTAAAGGCGGAGCAAATACGTTTCCCGTCGCTCCTTTAAGAACAGAAGAAAACTCAAGTTTCTCATTGTATTTTTCTTTTTCAATATTAATTTCAAAAGAAACATATTCAAAATCGGAATTTTTTTCAGGGAAATATTCCAAATCGTATGTTGTATTTGCTTTCTGAGCGACTTTAACTTTATCAATTAAGTTAACTGCTCCAAACGCAGCTGCATAACGTGCAGCAAGATTTATTTGAGTTTTCTTCATTTCTATTCTGTTTCCTTTTTTCCTAAAGAAAGGATTCCTTTATCAGCTAACCATCTTACCTGCGCCCATTTCAACGCCCATGTATCATCATCCAATTGCTCGGGAAATGGTATGTTTAAAAAATGAGATATGTATGCGTTAATTTTAAATATTTGATCATAATCATCATCATCAATTAAACCTGTGCAATCGGTTAGTACTTTTCCACCTTAGCAGCTGCCAAAGGGATAATTTCTGAAATACCTGAAACACACCCTAAGAATAATGTATCATCAGATTTAATTTTGTCTTTATCTTCAGACATTACGCAGTTATTGATTAAGATTTCTTGCGCTTTGATAGGATTAGCATTTGCAAACTTTAAATACTCACCGATAGTTGTTCTATCAGGAATGCGTACAATTACTTCAACTTCTTGCTCGTTTTCGTCTTTTAATGTTAAACGACGTAAATTCTTTTCTCCACCTACTTTTGCGATTGTTTCAGCAGATAATTGTTTTTTATTCTTTGACATTTTTAAATTGTTTTTAAATAGGGTTTAAACTATATCTTTCATGTTTAAGTTGACATCGAGAGCGAACAACGGATAATCCATTTTCAATCCCATTTCACCTGTAACCTCTCGACCTTCTTTTTGGAATTTCACCAACAATCTATCAACTACAGGTACATTGTATTCATTCGTAAATGTTACGATGATTGTAAACGGCTTTATGTCTAAAATGCTTCGATTAGTAGTTGCAATTTCAATAGGTGTCATGTCGTGCATCATTACCCCCATAGAAGCATTAGGCGTTCTTTTTCCTGTACTCCATGATGTTGCTTTACTTGAACCAAGTGTCCAATTTAATTGATGCTCTTGTTCATTGCCGTATGTTAAAGAAGTAACTTCTAAATCGACACCATTTAATGAACATTTGACATCAACACTATCGTATGTTTTCCCGTTTCTTGTGATTTTTGCCATTATAAACTATTTTTAATATTGATAGTTCCTGTAATTTCTCCAAGTGTTCCCATCGGTACAATAACAAAACTTACAATTAGCTCTTTTTTTACCAATAAATCACTTTCGGGGTCTATTGTTGTTTTACCAATTGAAATTTCATTTGCGTTTTGCATATCGTCAAAAACATCATCTCCGATTTGTTCCAACGAAACCAAGGAACGTATTAACAATTTACCGTTTTCATCTACAGGATAAGTTTTCTTGATTTTAGGTAAATAAACAGATCGTAATTGTCTGATTGCATCATCCATGACACGTCCATACGCAATAGTATGTTCGTTCATATTACCGTCCTGATCTACAATTATAGGGGCGCAAACGTGATCATTATTAATTCGAATTCCTGCTAATCCTGCATAAGACAAACCGAAAATATATCCTTTATCTTCAAAGGTTTGAAGCTGTGAATAGATTTCTGTATTCTTTTTGTGGTGAGATAAACCTGCAATCATCCAAGCGTCTTTTGTCGAATCATTCAAATCAAATGCTTCATTATCGCCAATATTCTGAGCAATTGATGCAGACGAGCATACGCCTAAAACAGTTCCAACATCAGCAAATTTTTGTGCTAAACCTGTTTTTGTATCGGCATATTTCCAATCTTGACCAATAACGACAGAAACCTTTGTCGCTTCTACGTTTTCGATTGCTCTTAAATCTTCAACTATATTCGAATTTCCATCTAAACCGTATCCCTCTAAAAAGACCTGACAAGGCATATTTTGTTCAAATGCCCAAAGTGCTAAACCTTGAGCCAAGGGAATTGCTTCAATTACATCAGTTGGCATTCCGTCAACTACTGCTGGAGCTTCTGTTGGATTAATGGCAAAAGCAATCTGACGTATCTCATAATCGGCATGCGCCAATAATGTTTTTATACTTTCGGATTGAACTAACGTTTTAAGCGTTTCCGTTTGTGGAACTAACATTAAATGTAATTCAGTACCTGAACCAGCCATTCTGTAAAACTCAGAAACATGACGATAAACATTGACATTATTTGTTTTGTCAAATTCTGCGTCTAATCCGTAAGTAATTAAATCGTCGGTACTGTAAACAGTTACAGGTGTATTAAAAGCTAAATTTGCAAGAATCCCAGAACCAATAACTATTGCAGATACAGCACGTTTATTACCTGTGCGATTCGCACCAATTCTACCCTTTTTTGTGGTAACTCCGTTAAGATTGCTCATTGTCTTTTGTGTTTTCCTGTTTAACAAATTTCTTTGGCGTTTCGCCTGACTGCATTGTCTCCAAGGCTTTTTGTTCACTTGAAAACAATTCGTCTGATTTGTTTGCCCAAAGCTCTAAATGATCACTTTGGGCAAACGTTCTATTTACCTTTTTTTGGAGCGTTTCCTTCATCTTTCACAATTTCAGGTTTAGCAGTTTCGAGTTCAAGAACACGAGCTTTTAAGCTTTCGTTTTCTTGTTGTAACTCTCTCACTTTTTTCTCGTATTGCAGATTTAAAGTTGAGATTTCTTCGATCTTGGTATCTTTTTCTTTGATGGTTGAGATAGCTTTTTCGTATCTTTCACGATGCCCCTCATCAGTTTTTTTGTAAGATTCCAATTCGATTAAAAGACAGTTTTTATCATATTTTACTTGTCTCATTTTTGGAGTGTCATTTTCCTCCAGACCTTCATAATTATCCTTAGATAAAATTTCATCTTGATTCTGAGTTCCCTCACGGAAAAAGACATCAGGTTCTTCTTTAACTTGATATTTTTCGTGATGCTTTATTGCAGGTTCTTCGAATAAAAAAGGTTGATTATCAAAAGTAACCCACACGGCTTTTGCTTGAGTGTTTTGTTCTAAAACACTCAATGCAATTTCCTTTTTTTGTTTATCTACTGCCATCTTTCTAAATTTTTGCAGATACAATGGCAGCAGATGCCTTTTCTTGTTTCTTCTCTGTTAAGCCCCAAGTATGCAAACGCATTTCTGACTGTGGGTCTGCACTACGTGTATCCATGGACATTGGCTTATACAATGTTTTTACACCATCAATATGATGAACGATATTTGGAGCGTAATAGAAAATTGAAGCGTTCATATCAGTTGGTTGAGCAACTGCATCACGTGCAACCAATGTATTAGCTGCCGTATATTTTACATTATGGTTGTTCTCAAAGAATTTCAATTTGAAAAAACGCTTAATTTCTCCGGTTTGTGGGTCAATTTGAACATCACGATAATTATTCGTTGAACCTCTATCATCAATTAAATCTTGACGATGCTCAGCACATAAAATAGAGTAAGCTTTATCCCAATATTGTAAATTCATCCCTTCTAATTGCGTATAAAAGGTGATTAAATCGAAATAAGTCAATTTTTTACGCCCTTTCCCATCATCAGCTCCGGTTGTTCTCAAAATCGGTGTATCGTTTGATTCTTTAAGCGGTGCAGCTTTATGCATTGCATAATTTCGTACTCCAATTTTCCAAGCATTTGAATGTAATACTCTATATTCAGCTTCCCGGTCAAATGCCATCGCTCGAATTTCTTTATCGGTGATAATCGTTGGAGTTGTTCCAAGAACATCCCATTCAATTAATCCTTTACCCCCTTTGATTTTTTTTGGTATAAAATCTTCAGTAGGATTGACAACAAATCCAATATCATTGTTTAGTTTATTAAACTTGATCCCGTCTGTGTCGATTGCTCCTGTAGATGGAGCGGAAAAAGTTCCAATAAAATCATCTTTGTAATTTTTGAAATCTTCCAAAAGTTGAGGGTCTACATAGGTTCTTGTCCATAACCCTTCTTCAAAATCTGCCATTATTTCGTTTTTCTAGCGTTAAACAATTTTTCGAATTCCTCCGGTTTTTCCTGAGAAAATTTTTCTAACCCTTTCGGATCATTTTCCTGCCACTGGGCAAACGTCCAAGTTTCACGACCTCCAATAGGATTTTCTTTTCCGGATCCATTCGTAATTTGTCCGTAAATCGATTGACGTGGTACAGGTGCATTTTCTAAAATGGTTTGTAAAGCTTTAATTCCAGATGATTTCCCGATGTCTTCATACGTTTTTCGATGCTCTTTTTGAAAAGCCCCGGCTTTTTCTTTTTCATCCAAAAAGGCTGTAATTGCGTTTTCGGATTGAGCTGTTAACTTTGCTTCCAAATCAGAGACTTTTTGTTTTTCAGCTTCTAGTTCAGCTTGTAACTGATTTTTATCTGCTTCGTTTTTAGCTTTTACGGCATCTATAACAGCCGTATCTGAGCTTTGCTCATTAACGCCTTGTAATCCCAAGGCTTGAATCAATGGTTGTTTCATTGCTTTTTGTGTTGAATTATTATTAACATTATTTGGAATATACAAGGCTGCATATCGTGCATAAACCTCATTTTCATCATTTATTTCAGAAGGGTCAAATCGGTCAACTTCAGTTTCATTTTCTATAATTCCATCAATTAAATTTTCTTTTAAGGCTTGTTCAGCTGAAAACCAATGATCAGAACCATCTAACCAATTTTCTTGTATCCATTTTGTAGTTTTTCCAGTTGTAGCACTCAGATCATTACAAAAGTTTTTCTCCATTTGCTCTAAGAGATTAACAGTTGCTTTTAAATCTTTTGCAGTACCATTAGCATAGCCCGACGGGGGATGAATCATCATAAATCCATTTTTAACCATTAATACTTTTTTGCGAGATTGACTGATTATCGCTCCCATCGATGCAGCTATACCAATAATTTCAATACGATCAATTTTTGTAGATGTGTTACAAACGTTATAAATTAAGTTTCCGTCAAAAACACTACCTCCAAAAGTGTGGAGTTTGATTGTTATATTATTGTGTATTCTTTCCACCTCATTAAGGACTCTGGTGAAATAAACACCATCTCCTTCCCATATAATACCAATCGCTCTTATTACATTATCATCTACTGTTAAAATCACGTTTTTGAAATTTTGTCTAGCAAATATTGAAAGGTTTTCAGGTCTATCCTAAATCTTCGGCAAGGCTTTCGGGTTTATTAGATTATCGCTTGATTATCAAAGAATTTTGTTAATAAAAGCCGATAAAATGGAGGTAATTAAAGGAGGTGGAAATATCAATAATAAAGCAAAAAAAGAACTTGCGGAAAAGCTATTTATCGAAGATGGATTAACGGCAAAAGAAATCTCAACAATGGTTGGTATTTCTGAACAAACATTATCTCGATGGAGAAAAGAGGGGAATTGGGAAAATAAACGAAATGAATTCTTAGCAGCACCACACAAGATAAAAGAGGTGCTAATGAAAGAGCTTAAAGGTATTGCAAGTGGTGAGGGGTCTAAAATTGATGCGGACGCGCTAGCAAAAGTAAGTAAGGTTATTGAAACACTTTCCTCTCGAACTTCTGTACAGGTTATTTTTTCCGTATTCAAAGAATTTGATAACTGGATGGCAGACCAGGAACCACAATTAGCGATTCAGTTTATCGAATGGCATAAAAGATTTTTACAATACCGTATTAACCAGGAGGAATAATGACAAAAAGTTTTGAAAAAATACTAAAACAGTATGAGGAACATTGTCGCAAAATTGAGCAATCCGCAACGGTTAATATTAATGAAACCCCAAAGGAGAAATTAAAACGGATTAAGGAGCTTGAAAAAGATTATGTCGCTTGGTTCGAATACTATTTTCAAATGTATGCCAAAAGTAAATGTGCGAAGTTTCACAAGAAAATGGCAAATACCATTATTGATAATCCGGACGGATCTCTTTTAGGTGAAATCTATCGTTCCGGCGCAAAGTCGGTTCATTTGGATATGGGTATTCCTCTTTTTTTATACCTGGTTAAAAAGGATTTGTTTTTTATGCTCTTAATCGGTGAAACGGTCGATAAAGCAAAGAAACTGATTTCAGATATTCAAGCTCAATTACAACACAATCCACGATTAATAAACGATTACGGAAAACGATTTAAATATGGTGATTGGGCTGAAGGAGATTTCAGTACAATTGACGGTGTCCGATTTGTTTCTCGTGGTTTTAGACAGTCTGTACGTGGATTGCGTGAAGGTGCTCAACGTCCGGATTATATTGTCGTGGATGATGTTGACACGAAAAAACTTTGTAACAATGAGAAACTTTCAAGACGGGCGTATGAATGGGTTTGGGAGGATTTACAAGGTACTTTCGATGAAGGAGCTTCACGTAAACGTTTTGTAGTTGCAAATAACAACTTTCATAAGAACACCATTATTAACCAGTTAAAACAGGAATTTAACCGGATTAATGAAAAAGCAAAACAGGCTGGACGTAAGATTAAACATTTTGTTCTAACAGTTGCTGCAGTAAAATCTTTGGTAACATTTGAACCAAGTTGGCCAGAGAAAACATCGGCTGAATATTGGCGTAACAAATACGATTCAACTCCATACAGGTCATTTATGCGGGAGTATATGCACAAACATATACAGGACGGTGAAATTTTTAAACCGGAATATATTCAGTATAAAAAAAGACTTCGATTTGATCAGTACGATGCGCTTTGTTTCTATGGCGATTTATCATACAAAGATGCCGGGGATTATAAAGGGATGGGGCTTGTTGGACGAATTGGAAAAGAATATCATTTGATTTTTTGCTTTTTAAGACAATCAAGCCGTAAAGCGGTTGCAGAATGGTTGTACGATATAGTAGAAGAACACAATCTTTTAAAATACAATATCAAATACAAGATCGAAGGACTGTTTGCAATGGATGAGTTTGTAACGGATTTCGATTTAGTTGGAGAAGAACGTGGATTCTATATTCCGGTTACTGCAGATAAAAAATCAAAAACAGATAAATATGATCGTATTGAATCAATGGCAGGCTTCTTTGAGAGGTTAAATGTTTACTTCAATGAGAAATTTAAAGAGTCTAACGACTTTTCTACCATGGAAGATCAGTTATACGCATTTGAAAAAGGAAGTACAGCAAATGATGACGGTCCCGATTTTTTACAATCAGCAATGGCAGAAGTCAATAGAGCGTCTTTCGTAGACAAGTTTAAACCTCGTACAATTTCAAGAAAAAAGATAAATCAACGCAAAAAAAACAAATTCTAATGAGTTTTATTACTGATGAAGATTATAGCGTTTTGATTCGTAGAGAAATCAAAACAGTTTTATTAGAGAATTATTCTGATACTAAATTAAAAGGAGCTGAAGATATGGCAATCGCTCAGATTAAAAACTATATACGTGGATTTTATGACACAGATAAAATTTTTTCAGCTGTAGAAGACCAAAGGAACGCTTTTGTTGTGATGATAACTATAGATTGCGCTCTATATCATTTATACACAAGTTTAGCACCAAATAAAATCCCTCAACATCGTACAGATAGATACACTGATGCATTAGAATGGTTAAAAGGCATTGCGGATGGAAAAAAAGCAGACTTACCACCAATAGTTGATGGAGAAACAGGTAAACCTAAATCGACGATTCGTATCGTTAGCGAGTATTCTAAGCAAAACAACAAGTGGTAACACTGTTTAAACCTTGTTTAAAATTTGATTTAAGACATCTTAATATTATTCACAATGAAATTATTTAATCAATTTTTTAAAGCGTCTAAAACGCCTAAAAATATAACTTCGAAAACATCTTCAAAATCTCCTCAAAATGTAGGGTCTAAAAATAGTGTCTCACAAGAAAATATGTTAAAGCTGATTGATAAGATTACAAATCAATTTAAAGATCGTTCAAGAAAGGATATTGATAAATGGAGACAATCATTAATGCTTATTGAATACATTGATAAACCTAACTTTACAGTGTATTGTGATTTAATTGATGATTTATTAACCGATGCAACAGTAAAAGCACTGATGCAATTGCGCTTTTCTGCAACGCTTAGTATCGATACGCAAATCAGAAATAAAAAAACCGGAGAAGTGAACGAAAAAGCAACTGAGCTTTTTAATCAAAAATGGTTTTTCAAATACAAAACAAAATACCTGGAAGCGATTGTTAATGGGTCAAAGGTTATTGAATTCAGTTCATTTAAAGGATATAATATTGAATTTAATGAAATTCCCAAACGCAATACAGCTACTAATTTCAAACGCATTTATCCAAATTTAAACTCGAATTCATACATCGACTATACAAATCCAATTTACAGTAAATGGATTATACAATTGGGAGATGATGATTTAGGCTTAATGAACAATATTGTTCCTAACATTCTTTGGAAACGTAATGTAGCGCAATCATGGGCGGAGTTCTGCGAAAAATTTGGAATGCCACTTGTGTCTGCCACTACAAATAAAGCGGATGAAGAACACCTGGATGCAGTTGAAAAACAATTATTGAATTTAGCTGAAGCATCGATTGCTGTTTTTCCGGATGGAACGACAATTAAATTTGATGAAGCCAATCGAACGGATGCATATAACGTTTACTCAAAATTCATTGAACAAAACAGTAATGAAATTTCTGCGGTGATTGTCGGTTCAAATACCTTAACTGCAAACGCTGCAAACAGATCGCAAACTGAAGTACACGAAAGATCATTAGACTTTAAAATCTCTCAAGCAGATAGACGAGAAATTACATTTAATGTAAACGATGAGCTTATTCCACTTTTAATTTCTCAGGGCTATGATGAATTATCTGAAGATGATGTATTGGAATGGATAGAATCCAAAGAAGAAATTGGCTTAATGGATTATTGGACAATTGTTCAAGGCGTAATGCAAAGCCGTGAAATTCCGGATGAATGGCTTTCATCTACGTTTAATATTCCAATTGAAGGTAAAAAAGTTATGAACTTCTTTCCTGGTGCTGGAAATGATAATTCTGCCTTATCTGAAGCACTTGCAAGAAGTGAAGCTGTTTCAAAGCTCAATTTAATCGAAATCATAAAAGCAGTAACAAATAACCCAAAAGATTTACAAAATGCAATTCAAGAAATCAATTCCAAACAAGAAGATAGCAATCAACCGGCATCCACATGGAAACGTCCCGACTATTCATAGATGCTGTGAACATTTAACACCTATTGCAAGTAAAGAACCTTCTTTTTTAGATAAACTGAATGAGGAGCTAGCTAAACAAGTTTATAACAACGAGGATAGTTTAGGAACACAAGGACGATTGATTGCAAAAGAAGCTTTGTATTTGGTTGATGGTTTAAAAAAAGGATATGGAGTAACCGCAGGTTGGAATACTCCTGATACTTTAACTTATCAATTGATGGAATTTAACCTGTTTGAATTTTCAGAAAGTAAAACAGAAGCTCGTTTAGCTGCAATGACGGATTTACTAATTGACAAAGATAAATTACAAATCAGGGATGAAAACGATTTTCTAAAATTAGCAGCTGAAAAAACGAAAGATTTTAATAAAGAGTGGCTAATTACTGAAAGAAATCTATCTATTTCAGTAGGTCAAAATGCAGCTGCTTATAATCGTTTTATGACTGAAAAAGACGATTTCCCTTATGTTTATTATCAGACTGCAGGAGATTCGAGAGTAAGAAGCCAACACGCCAAATTAGATGGTCTAGTAATAAGTTTAAATGATAAGACTGCATTAAACTTATGGACTCCTAATGGGTATGGTTGTCGTTGTGAATGGTTACAATTTAATGGAAAACCTGATAAAATAACTTCGGGAAAAGAAATTACGGAATTAATGTCGAGGATTGATCCTAAATGGAAAAATTCCCAATTTTCGATTAACCGTGGAGATTTAAAACAAGTATTTACAAAAGAGCAATTTTATGCAGATACGAAAGGAATGTCAAAAAAAATAAATGATATGACTTTCGATAAATATGATTTGAAGTCTTACAATTTATTTAAATCAAGTTTAAATCCAATAAAATTTGATAAAACGATTACAGAAGATAATGTAAATGAATTATTCAAAGAAACGGGAAAAACGAAAGGAAATAAAAAATTCATGGGTTTTGAGGATTATTTCGAACGGAAATTAATTCTCCATGAGGTAGTTTTTAAACGACATACAAAAGGACATTATATCCAAGAAGAACGACACCTGTTATTTCCTCATATTGGAAGTATTGTGAGTAAGCCTGATGAAGTATGGTTAAGTCGAGAAAACAATAAAAACAATCAAACTTTAAGATATGTCAAGTATTACAAAAATAAGGCTGTGGTTGTATTATGCGAAATGAATAATACTAATCTTGAGATAAAGACTTGGTTTGAAATGAAAGAAGAAGATACCACAAGAAGCGGTTTATTAATAAAGAGAAAAGGTTAACCCCCAACGTTGAAAGTCTATGCAAGCAGTGAGCCTTTCGGGGTTAACCTTTCCTTTCAGCAAATATACAAAATAAATTTATGGCAGGCACAAGTAAATTACAATTATTATTAGAGCTATCCGATAGACTATTTAACGGAGCATTAAATCGTGCGCAATCTCGTATTAATTCAACTGTCAACAATGCTCAGAATAAACTGAACTCTTTGAAGCTTCCAAAAATTGACACCTCTCAAATCGACAATATGAACAATAGTTTTAAGTTTGGTATTGGTGCAGGTATCGGTATGGAAGTTGTTTCAATGGCTAGAAGTCAAATTAGCCAATTAGGTTCAGAAGCAATCACAGCGGTTGATTCATTGACAAAATTTGAGGACACAATGGGGTTTGGAGGTTTTAATTCAACTGCTATTGCAAAGGCAAGAGCAGAAGTGAAAAAGTATGCGGATGATACAGTTTACGACTTGCAAACTATTTCAAATACGACCGCTCAATTAGCTGCTAACGGTGTACAAAATTACACTTCATTAACACAGGCAGCAGGTAACTTAAATGCAGTAGCTGGAGGAAATGCAGATACTTATAAATCTGTTGCATTGGTATTAACCCAAGTAAATGGTGCAGGTAAATTGATAACTCAGGATTGGAATCAATTAGCAAATGCCATTCCTGGTGCTTCAGGAAGAATGCAAGAAGCACTTAGAAAAAACGGAGCGTTTACAGGTAATTTCAGAGAAGCTATGGAAAAAGGATTGATTTCTGCTGACCAATTTAACAAAGCATTATTGCAACTAGGAACAGAACCAGTAGCTGTGGAAGCTGCGAAATCGACAAAAACATTTGAGGGAGCTTTAGGGCAACTTCAAGCAGGTATTGTCGATAGTTTTTCAAATCTTATTCAAGCAATCGGTATGGAAAATATTACAGCATCTATCATGTTTCTTGCAGATGTAACAACAACCATGATACAACCGTTTATTTGGTTCTTCACGGAACTTAGAAACGGAAATCCTTACGTTTCTATATTGGCAACCATAATTGTAAGTTTAGCCACAGGAATTGCAACTTATAACGCTGTGATGTCAATTTCTACATTGTTAACCAAAGGATGGGCAACGGCACAAATGTTATTAAACGCTGCTATGTATGCAAATCCAGTTGGTTTAGTAATAGCTGCAATTGTAGCACTGGTTGCGTTGGTTGCAATTGCAATTCATAAATATGATGAATGGGGAGCTGCATTACTTCAATTTATGGGGCCGATAGGTTGGGTTATAAACGGCTTTATGTCAATTAAAAACAATTGGGATAGCATTGTGAATGCTTTTAAAACTGATGGCATTATAGGTGGTTTAAAACGAATTCATATTGTTTTAATGGATACATTCTTAAAACCATTACAACAAATATTGGAGATGATTTCAGAATTTGACCCAACGGGAATTTCTGACGGAATTTTGAATAAAGTAAAAGATTTTCGAGAAAAAAATAATCTTGTAACTCTTGATGAAAAACAAGCGAAAACAAGACCTATGTTGGATAAAATTATCGAAGACCAACAAAATAGCGCAGGTTTTAAAGCTTTAGCAGATAGAGCAAGTTTATACCAACCGAAAACATTATCAGGTTTAGCGAGTGAAGACGGTAAGAAAGGGAAAAAAGGGTCTAAAAAAACCAAAGATGATATTAACAAAGTAACAGGTTCTGCAAACCAAGTAAAAAAAATAGACATCAAAATTGATTCTTTTAATAAAGGAGGGATTCATGTAACCAACGAAAAAGGCAAAGGAATGACACCAGATGAACTTGAAAAATGGTTTAAAGAAATGTTCCAACGCATCATTATCAATGCAGAAAATGCCTAATTATGTTACCATCTGATTATACACGAAAATTGCAACTGTTAGGAAAATTATATCAAAAGTTCCCAAACATGGCAGCAATTGAAGCGGTCAACTTTTCAAAAGAAAGGTTTGTACAAAAAAATTGGATAGACCGTTCTCGTACTGCTTGGAAAAAAAGAAAACGAAAAGATAGAGGTTCTTTAATGGTTAAGTCCGGGCGTTTAAAAAGGTCTATTCGAAAACTCAGCTATACACGTAATTCTGTAACAATTGGTACAGATGTTCCCTATGCACAAATCCATAATGACGGGGGAACTATTAATAAAACTGTACGTGTAAAATCTCACTCTAGGAAAATAACTAAAAGAGGTAGAAGCGAACGCACGGGACGAGTTCTAAAAAAACGAGTATCAAATGGAACTACGACTGTAAAATCGCATACACGTAAAATGAAATTAACTTATCATGAACGTAAATTCTTAGGACAATCCGCTTTATTGTTGCGAAGAATTGAACGATTAACACAACGTGAAATTGACAAAATTTTGAACCGTTAAATCCTGTTTAAACAATATTTAAAATGAAAAGTTTTTATAATAAATTAATAGAAAAATTCCAGTCTGAAACGATTTTAGATGAATTTATAAAAGAAGGTATTTCACCTCCAAAGTATATCGATATTTATGCAGGCCAAGATTTGGACGAAGATAATTTTGAGTTGTTTAGAGATAATTCGCTGTTTGTAGATTGGGAAATCGACCACACCTCAGAACCACCAACAGCAACTATAACTTTTAGATTAGCGTACGAACAATTGAGAGATATTTCTAACATTTCACTCAATCGAGAATTGGGCTTGAAATTCTTGGATTACATAGACCAAGTACATAAAACATTAAACGGTTTTGAAAGTGAAAAAACAGGTAAATTAGAACTAACAAAGGAGGGATTTAATAAAATGGATTCAATAGTCGATATTTATATTTTAGAATACGAATGCTCATATATACGAAAAAACCCCCAAAGAAATATCCTTGAGGGTTCGTATGACAATTTGCGACTTTCAGGTAAATTAAAATATGATTTATAACTCTAATAACCTTTCAGGTTTTCGAGATTCAACAACGAAATACTGATTATTTCGTTTTACAATATCTAAGGTAAATTTACCTTGTCCTTTGAATTTTGGACGGTTTGTGTTTTTCATATACCGTTCAATTTTTTTCTTTAAAGATGGATTTAATTTTCTATCGTTTTGTTCAAAAGTTAATCCATATAATGATTTTGTGAATGAAATTGAGAACGCTTCTGAATTTACATAACTTACTTTATCATTTGCACGTGGATTATACAAACTTTGTGCTTGACAATTAAAAGAAATAAATATAAAAAGTATAATCGTTTTCATTAATGAATCCTTTTTAAATTCCAATAATCTTTATTACTTACAAATCTATATCCACAAAAATCATCAATTTCTTTACAACGATATTCTCTTAGTTCAAAATTTCTAGTTTCATTAACAGTACTTTCTATTGATGCATCTGATCTAAAATATTTCTGCCAAAATGGAAATAAATCTAAATATTTATAACTTACTCCATAAAAATTATAGTATAATGTTCCTTTTGTTTCTAAATAAATATCACCCCCTTCAACTTCTTTTGTAAAATAAATTTTGATTACATCTTCAGGTGGAAATTCCATTTTTTGAGGATTAATTTTTCTTAACGAATCGACAGTATTTGCTTTTAGGAATATCAAAGTTAGACCATTTTCATCTTCATCAGTTTTTTTATTAAGTACAAATTTTTCACGCATTAAACTTACAATATCCCATCCGACTTTTATAGCTTCATCTTGTGACTTTAGATTTCTAATTTTTTCAATATATGCTTTATCCTGGGCAAATGAATAAACAGAAATAAATGATATTAATATGAGTAGTAATTTTTTCATTTTCTAATTTTCTATAAAATTAAACAATATTTTTTTTAATAATATTACGGCTTTCCGTAAAACAAAAAAACACTCAAATTAATGAGTGTTTTCTAAGTTTAATTGCTGATAAACTTTACTACAATATTTTATTTGATGCATACAATCAAATAACGGATTATGTTTTGTACCAACAAAAGGTTCATTTTCTTTGATTGTAGGGATTAAATCTGAAAGAGTACGTACATCCCGTTCGTTATAAAATTCCCATGGCAATTTCAATTTACAAGCTTTGTAAGCACTTCGTAAAATAACTAAATCAAATGTAGCTCCATTGCTCCAAACTTTATCCGTTTCTAGTATAAAATTTGATAGTTCCTGTAAAGCATCTTTTAAGTTTTTCCGATTTACTGTCGATAAAAATTCTTGTCTCGCTTTTTCTTCTTGGCTCATCCACCAATCAACTGTTTCAGGATTCATTTTTAAATTAAAATCAATACAACTTTGTTTATCAATTTTAGTATAAAAATTATCCTCATCTTTTATTCCTGTACTAATATCGAAACGTACAGCTGCAACAGATAAAATAACAGCGTCAAAATCTGTCGATAACGTTTCGATGTCTATCATTATGTTATTCATAATTTAATATTTTAAGCTTGTCCAATGAATGATAAAACCCGAATATGATCCGTTTATCATTTTTTGTTTAAAATAGGTTTCAAAAGCTTCTAAACTATCAAAACCATCATTGATTGCTAATTGTTCAATTAATGTATTATTTCGTATAATTCCATCAATATTTACAGTAAATCCGAATCCCTCAGGTTCATAAATCATCCAAATTTGTTGTATTGAATGGACATAGAGTGTCGGGGAAAAAATAAATTCTTTAGAAGTTCCTTTGTTTATTACTAATTCAACCTCGCATTCTTCTGTTAACAATCCTGTTTTAGAACGTATCGTATGGTATTTAGGACAACTCAATAAATTATCCTCGTCCATATTATCCCATTCTTTACCAAATTGTAACTGATAACCGTCTAAAAACTGATTGTAATAATAATCGCACCTTGCTATATTATTACGGAAAAAGCCTTCCCAAATCTTATATATAAAATAGGAAGGCTTTTCGTTTAATGTTTCTGAGAAATCAAGTTTATGCATCATTATTTCATCAAAGCTTTACTTTTTCTAATGCTAGTGATATTTCATTTAAATATTCAATATGTTTTGATAATGTAAGTTCATTAAACTCTTCATAACAATCAATTAAAACAGTATTTGGGCGTTTTTCTTCATATCTGACACCTCTCGGCGATTGCCTTCCAGTTAAATTAGCAATGACTTTATCATTTGACTTGAATTGCAAATTAAAATGATGTTTTTCATGGAAAGATTTAATTATGTCGAAAGGTGTTTTATAAACATTATTTTCAAAAAAATCATCTCTATGAAATTCGTTATCATCAGGATTTATATGATAAATGATTTCTGTAATACCAACAAAATTATGAGTAATTCTAAAATACTCAATTGTACCTGTTAAAATTTGTTGGTCAATCAAAATATATACTTTTTCTCCACGGTCGTATTTTGTTTCTATTTTCATCTTAATACAAAAATTTAGGTTTACGATGCCAATGTCTTGGGGTGTCAAAAGCTGTATTTTCACGTCCAAAACCTCGCATAATATGCATTACATGATCAGTATCTCTAGTTTGAAGTTCATAGAAAACTACATCATCCTTTCCATTAGTTCTTTTACGGATAATTACCACAGAATTATAATCACGTCCTGTACCCACTACATCTGCAGCAGCGAAGAAATTAGAATTTAGAAACTTTAAGTGCTCTAAAATAACTTTATTTTCATCATTTATATGAGATACAAAACGATGATTTTCTCTTAATTTTCTTTCATAAGCTTCCATAAGATTATCCATTCTCTTTAACCTTACTAAAATGGTGTCTATTCCTAACCATTTTAAAATAAATTGTTTAATTTTTTTCATCTTATTTGTAAATTTTGAGTTAAAAACTGATCTAATTCGCCGTAAAAATTGAGCACTTTAAGACTGGTGTAATTTGAAACCTCCAAAGTGTGAGAAATTTTACCGATTTCATCATGTAATAAGTAGGCTTCGTGATATTTTAAAGTTAAATTCTTAAGGTTTAAAGTCACCGATTTTTTCGATAACATAACAAATAGATCAGATTTAACTGATTGTTTAAATTTTTCTTCCTGGTTGTCAATGAACGGCTCGTTTAATCCGTTAATTATGATATTGATTAAGGCTCTTAAAACCTCGTAATCAATTTTTAACTTAATTTTTCTCATTAAAACAGCATTATTTGATTTTCGTCTTTTTTTTCTTCAAATTCTCGAAGCTGTTTTCTTGCATTTACGCCTAAATAATTCTCGTAAGTCCTTTGGCATATATTAAATTGATTTTCAATATATAAATGAAAAATTTCTTTAAAATATAACCCTTGGGCACGATGCTCAAGGGTTATTTGCTGAACCTTGAGAACTCTTTTTAAATAGTTTTTGCGATTATATGCCATTGTATGAGACGTTTTTTAAAATACCTTTGCCTTGGTCAATGGGGCTTGGGATATGTTGCGTCTCAAGTCTTTTTTAATTTTGACTTATTGGCTGGAATTTGTGCTTATGTAGCCATGCTTTAGTCCCTGTTTTCTCAGCTGATTTTTTATAATTAGCTTCTAAACCTCTAAATTGCTTTATAAGCTTATCCAATTCATCAGAATTATACTTGTGCAATTCCTTTTTTAGTACGCTACTATTTAACATCCACTCGTTAAACTTAGTCCAAGAATCAGCATCCTTGATGCCCGTTCTTGTCGCAATTGTAAGAACAATGCTCCTTTTGTCTCTTAAAGTCATTTCATAATGATAAGTGTTAAACATAATTTTATATCGTTTTCGTTTTATTGCTCCTGCCGAGGACTCGAACCTCGGAGTTTGCCTATCAGGATTTAATGATTCGTGTTTTTTTGGAGAACCATTTTTGATTTTTACGTTCATTTAAACTCGATTTAAACTCAGTTTTAATGCTTTTTCTAAGCTTTGATGAAACAAATATTCGTGGTTTGAAATTTTCATTAGTTGTAATATAAAAACGTCTGTAAGCTCTATTTTTACGTGATTTGTTACGATAAAGGATTTTCATATCAACCTCAATATTTAACACTTCACTAATGAAAATTGCAACCTCTTTCATTGATTCAAATTTTCGCTTTTCATTTGTCAAGTCATCAATTACATATATTTCGCTTAGTGGCATGAACTTTATTCTTTTCGTTGAACAAATCAGCGTTTAAACGCTGTTTAAATGCTGTTTCTTCCTTTGCATTTAGTTTTTCAATTTGTGGTTTCCATTTTAAGTTTTCCAACAACATTGATTTACCATTTACGATATACAGCTCGCTTGTTACTTTTGTGATTTCAATACTCATAATTTGTCTTTTGCTTTGTTAGATAAATAAATGATACTTCCTAATACTATAAAATAGAGTACACAGGCTACTCCAAAGGCTATATATCCACTCATAAGCTTGAGAAGTTTAACGATATATCAGACCAACCGCCTTTTTCATTCTTAACATAAACTCGGCTATATTTAACAGTTCCTACAACCTGCAAGCAATCTGTTAACTTTTCAAACTCGTCAATCAAACGCTGATCACCTAATTTCTTAACCTGTGCACGTGCTTTTGTTAATAATTTTGCGTCGTAATCTCCTTTTGTATTACGCATCAAAATAGTATCTAATAAATCGTACATACCTTTATTTCTTCCTTCGAATTTTTCTTTTAAAATTGCTTTAATAGCTTCGATATGTACAATTGCTTCATCTGTAAAATCGAAACGATCTTGGTTTTCTATAACCTGTTTAATTGTTTCAGATTTTAACTCAAAAGATTTTGCTTCTTTTACTATTTTGCCATCCAATTCATATTTTAAAATGTTGAATTTTTCAGCGTTTTCAAATTCAAATTGTTTTAATTCAGTCATTTTTTGTTGAATATCAAAACGACGATTTGCGATTTCTTGCAGATAATTACTTTTATCTTTTAAATATTGATTTTTAGCTTTCACAGCTTCTTTTTCGATTTCAGCACGTTTTGTATCTGCTAATGCCAAAAGTTCATCTAATGACATTTCGCTTGCTGGCTTGTTCATAATTGATGCTTCCATATTGTTATTTTATTGTTTTTACCACCAAAAGCGGGTTTTATCCCGCTTGTTTATTTAATTTTTATCTGAATCAATTATAAAATCAGTTCTTAATTTTGTACACTTGGTAACTTCACAATCATATAATCCTGTCATTTCCGGATTTTGATTATCTATACGTTTTTTAATCAATTTTAAGGCTTGTTCTTCTGCCTGTTTTGGAGTTTTTGCTATTGAAATACCTTCAAAAAATCTGTTTTTATATCCTTCTAATGAAAATTTCATTTTGATAGTGTATATTTTATGACTCATATTATTGTTTTTTATATTTTTTTACTAATTCTAATAATTCTGCTATAGGCACGGTATTACCATCTTTCAAATCGTATAAATCCTTCGACCAATAAGCGTAAAAATTAAATGAAAAATCCTCGTTTTGAATATCTATACTTTGACCTTTTGAATAGATACTTACATTTAATCCTTTATTTAATGCTAATGAAAAAATCTTTTTAACAATAGATTTTCTTTTTGCTTCCTGAGAGTTAATATGCTTTAATTCAGCTGTTAAATATTGTTTTCTAAAGTCCATACTATTCTGTGATATAAACAGTGTTATTAATGATTTTTTCGTTTACTATTTGTCCAGTGTAAACCTTTTTGATTTTGCCTTTTTCATCTCGAAAAACAAGCATCATTTTTGATAAATAAAGTGTTCCCATATTAGTTTGTTGGTATTTCAAATTGTACATTAAATCTGTAAACGTCTCGTAATCTGATTGCATACTTGCAATTAAGTTCAGCACCTATCGGAATAAATATTGTTCTCGATTTTGGTTTGGTTTTTCGAATGGATTCATCCAATTTTCGAAAACAGTAGTAGCGATTGTTTACATTCTGTTTCATTAGTTCCCAAATAAATCGTTCAACATTTCTGTTGTAATTGGTTCACCGCTTTTCTCGCTTTCAATCAGTGCAGTAGTAATGATATTTTGTAATGAACCGAAGTCTTTTACTCGTTTTGTTAGCCAATTGATAACCCTTTTACTTTCAATACCTACACTTTCACAAATATTTGTGATGTCTTCTGAAATTTCAGACGAAAAGAACGTCCAACCGAAAGACCAACGTCTGTTTACTTGTTTAAATCCTTGTTTACCTCGTTCTGCTGAATTAGATAACATTTTTTCAACATCAATTCCAAGAACCACGATTGGAACAATACCTTCTAATTCATCAGCTAAATACTTGATAACAGGGATAATTCCTTTTTTAGAGTTCTCAAACTCATCAATTATCAAGAACGCTTCGTCTTTTGACTTTAATTTTTCGACAACCGCTTTCAAAATTTTGTGTTTAGTTCCAATTGTTGAAGTACCTAATTGTTCAGCTATTGAGATTACAAACTCCTTTGTATTTGCTATTTCATCACATTTTACTAAGGTTACGATTGCAGGATATTTCTTTTTGAAAGCAGTTGCAGCGTATGTTTTTCCAAGACCTGTATTTCCGTCTATTCCTCGACGCTCTTTGTTTTTTCGAGCATTTTGAAAAGTTAAAATCGCTTGTTTAAAATTGAGTGTATTAAAATGTTGCCAGTAAGCTTTCTCTAATTTTAACCCAATTGCAAGTGCAATTTTTTGATAATACTTATCAGAAATTCTAGTTTTCCCATTGTATTCAACGCCACGAGAAATCAAATTAACTGTGGCTTTGTTAACTCCTGATAATTTTACGATTTCAGGTTGTTTTACACCTCTTTCATCCAAAAAGCGTTGCATTGCTTGTGGAATGTCTTGTGTTCTCTGAATTTGTGTTAAATTTGTCATACTTTAAAGATTTAACTAAAACCATTCGCTTTCGTTGAAGTCGCGGTCAACACGCTGTTTGGTTTTAGTTTGTTTATTATTGATTTTTTTACTTTCATTTTCGATTTGAGAGCCGTTGTAACTCTCTTTGTTGCCTCCAAACGCCATATTTTGTGTATATCCAATTTCTTGGAAAGCATCATTTAATGCCATTTCAAACTCGTCAATTGCTTTTGTTTGCGATTTCTTACGTCCTATCTGATGATCTAATCCATTTGCATAATCATCATTTAGTTCTGCATGAGATTGAACTGCTTTCATTGCAGGTAAACAAGTCAGGATATACTTACCGTCCAATGTGTACAAATCTGCTGCGCTTTCGTTCCAAATCACTTTGACTTTAGCATTATTTGTATAACCTAATGCTTTTGCAATTTGCTCAGTTCCATCAGCTCCATAGTTTGGAATTTCGAATTGATACATCGTAGATTCATTGTAACCTTTCGTTTTAAATACATTTACAAAACCTCTCATATAGCGTAAATCTACTTCTGTATGATTTGCAAATAAGTATCTTAATACAATTGGGTTTATTGGTTGACAGTTTGGATGAATACTGTATTCGTATCGTTCATTTGGCGTTACTTGATCTCTTAATTTGGTATTATTCCAACGTTTTATAAGGTTGTGCATCATAATACAAGCATCCTCATAGTTTGGTAAATCATCAATTTTGATATAATCTGCATTTGCTTGCCCTTCAATTCCTGCATTCCAAGAAGTCGATATAAAAGAGTTAATATCTTTTAAACTACGTTTAAACAAACGGAACTGAGTTTCTGCGGGATTGGCTTGCGAGTTACCAGCTTCAATCGTTCTAACTCGGTTAAATACCATGTTTAAGAAACTTTTACTTTCAGCAGATGTAAATGCGCCGTGATTATCCGAAATAAATTCAAACATCGTCTGTTGCCCTGTATTTTCAATCGCCATTTTTACAGCTTCGATTGTCATTTGTGGCGTTTCTTTGTGTGAACCTTTCATAGACGGAGCCCAACCAACAATTTTTTTACTTGCAACATCTGTAATTAAGATGACATACAATTTCATTGTATTTTGTTTTCCTTTTTTGTCTATATAAGAGTAGTTAATTGTTCCTGAACCATCGGCACAGAATAATGAATGAGAGTATTTCAATTTTTCAGCAGTAACATACGTTTGAACATTCTTTTTATAATACTCTACACCATGTCTTTCTCTTGCTGTCTTAATTTCGTTATTAAAACGTGATAAATGATGGCAAAATGTGCGATATGCAACAGGTTGCATTCCAAATTCTAAAATATCATTGCAATACTTATCCTCCCAAAGAGAGTGCAAATATTCTTTTGATGCAGAACCAGGATTCATATATAAATTGAACATAATAGCCTGATGAATATCGAACTGAAAAATTTCGCCTGTTTCCTCGCTAAAAATTGGATATTTACCAACTACTAAGGCATTCTGATTTCCGTATTTATCCGAAATAAAGAAATTCAATTGTTCTAAGATGTTATTTTTAGGAAACTTGTATAAAACAGTGTTTCGTAAGTATTCTGCTGAACTAATTTTGAAACCTTCAAGATTTAAAGGCGATAAAATTTCTGTACAAACAGAAAAGAAATCTTGTTTTTTAATAATTCCAAGAAGTTTGAAATTATCATTTTCCATTTGTTTAGTTATCCAAATGCACCATGCTTTTGCAGTTGCCATTTGCTCAGCTTGTTTGCGAGTAAATGTTACAGGCGCATCGTACATATAGTAAGCTATATCATTATTATTAATAGATAAAGCCACCTGTCCAATGATACTATTTTTTAAATAGTCTTCTTTATTACTTTTATTAGCACTTAGCAGAGCTTCAAACTGGTGTAAAAGCTCATGCTTTGTGCCTAATTTTGATCTATAATGTGTCGGCTTACGGTCTGGGATTCTATCATAATCATAATAGAATTGTCCTTTTATTTTTGCCCAACGCCAAGCCTTACTTGTATCAGGTAAATAATCACCGTATTTATAACCTTTAGAAACAGATTCTTTAAATAAAGTTCTATTTCTCCTAAAATGACCTTCTGAAATTTGACATATCTGCATTATAAAACGTTGAGAAACCCAAAGGCTCTCTTCATCTTTATATTTGCGGATTATTATATCGTTATTCAGTAAATTCATTTTATATAAGTCTATATTAAATTTTGTTCCTGCCAAGGACTCGAACCTCGGAGTTTGCCAATCAGGATTTTATTTTGAGTTATTAATTTCTTTTACTATTCCTTTAAAGAAATCATCCAATACATTACTTAAGTTTAATTGTTGCATGGTTCTAAAATCTTTGATATTTCATTAAACTTTTGAAGAATCATTTTTGCTCCTTTTGAGTTTTTTTCTCGATCTCCTGTTACCACTTTTTTGCAGTAAGAAGAACTAAATCCTGTTGCTTTATGTAATTGATACCAAATTTTATTGCTTCGGGCATTTTTTATTATACTGCTCATATTTAAATATTTTGATTACTTTTGTAACGTTCTAATGGGACAAATATACGCAAAATGCGTAACAAAACAACAAATTGAGTAAATATTTACGCAAAATGAGTAAAGAATTAGATAAACGTTTCATTTTAAACACTATAAAGGATTTGTATAATTTTGGTTCTGATACTGAATTTGCTCGATTTTTGGGTATCAAACCTCAAACTTTGTCATCTTGGTATAGTAGAAATACGTTTGACATAGAATTGCTTTACGCAAAATGCGTATTAGTATCAGGAGAATTCTTATTGACTGGAGATATAAATTTATTAAAACGAAATGTTCAGAATTTGTTACAGAATGAGAGTGTAACAAATAGTGTAACATTTTTAGAAGAAACAAAAAGTACAAATAATGTTACACTTTCAAATGAATCAAAAGAAAACTATTTCCATGCTCCTAAAGTTGTAACGGTTGATAAACAGGGGAGGGATAATGTTGTTTTAGTTCCAAATAAAGCTGCTGCAGGGTATTTGGCAGGTTATGGAGATACAACATTTATAAAGAGTTTGCCTACCTATAATTTACCTAATATAAATAACGGTACTTTTCGTATGTTTCAAGTTGCAGGAGATTCAATGGAACCAACAATCCAAAATCAATCGTATGTTGTAGGAGAATGGAAAGAGAACTGGAATGAAGATATTAAAGACGGTCGGGTCTATATCTTTGTGATACAGTCGTTTGAATATGAGGGTATTTTAGTTAAAAGAGCTTTAAACCGTATTGATAAATATGGAAATGTGCTTTTAAAATCTGATAACAGAATTTATACTACAAAGACTTTTACACCCGAAGAAATAAAAGAGGTCTGGGAGGTTAAACTTTATTTGTCGTTCAACATTCCAGACCCTGCAACCATTTATGATCGTATGAATGATTTAGAGGCTCGTTTAATTGAATTAGAACAGCCAAAGAAGCGTAAAAATTAAAGCCTTTTATTCTATACTTTAATTTTCAATCTCAAAAATTCAAATAAAATCACGCCAAATTCAAATAATTTTTAATAAAAGCCTTTGTTTTAGGTGTACTTTTCATTTAGCCCCTAATACTTTTGCCAAAGTTTTAAAAATTTTATCTTCTAAAAAATCTTGTGGAGAAGACAAGACTTGCGCATATTTATCCAGCATTTCTACTTTTGTATAACCATTTCTTTTTCGGTTAATTTTAAGAGCGATTCCTAAAATTTCGTTTTCAGGATAACCTAAGGCAATCAAATCATTTCCATTGATAGGTTTATTTTGTTGTTCAGTTGTTTTCATATAATTTAGTTCTAAGGTTGATTAAAAATTCTTCGATTTTAGATTGGTTTATTTTTGATGGAAGAATTTTTAGTTTCGAATATTCTTCAATTTCTTGTTGTAAAATTTTAGTTTTTAATACGACTTCTTCATAAGAAAATTTTCCACTTTTGATGGCTAATAATTCGTCACGATCTTCAGTTCTTTTTACATTTAGATTTCCTGTTTCTACTAATTCTTTCGCAACTTTTAGTAAACGAACTGTGTGCATCATATTCTTACTGTCATAATTTTTACCATGTTCGGTATTTGTTGTGTAACTGTAACGCTCTTCATTTCGTAATTCCATCCAGTCCCAATATTCTTTGTATTGTTTGCAATAAGTGGAATATTCATCTTTTTGGAAAATAAAGTAAGCAATTAGTTTTTCATTCTTCGGAATTTCACTTAAACGAATATCATCATTCTTTTCATCTTTTATAATTCCTTTGTAACTCAAATTTTTATTGTAATAAAGCGCAAACAAATCTTTTGAATGGTTGATTTTACTCAATCCGCAAAACTCTTGTTTGTAAGAATTTGAAATGATCCAATCAGTGAACGAAATGGTCTTGTTTTCTATAATAATAGAACAAAAATCAAGAACTGTTTTTCGGGTTTTGTCAATCGGATTTAGAAACTTTTTATTCAAACCTTTTGCTTTTTTGATTTGACTCAATGCATAACCAACAAATGTTTTCTCAACATCGGAAGTGATAAAATCTTTGTAATTCAACTCATCTAACAAAGGCGATTTATACAAAATAAATTCTTCCGGAGTTGCTAAGAGTTCTAAACAACTTGGATTATTTTTTAATAATAATTCAATAAATCGACCAATTTCGTAATACACAATATCATGGGTTTCGTTGCTGATTTGTGCTTGATATTCGAAACCATAAAATTCATTTTTCGGTAAATAAAAAACGCCACGAATATCGGTATCCGAATTTTTAGTTGCCAAATTATAGGCTTTGCTTCCACTGATACATTCAAATAGAATTAAGTTTTGACTTTTTAGATTTTCTATCGTTAGTTTCATTTTGTTATGGTTTTTAAGAAAAATGCATTGATTTCGTTTTTATCAAATTCAATTTTTGGCAATTTTTCTGCTTCAGTTTTTAATTCAGTTTTCAAATTAAATAGCCAATTGAAAAGTTGATCATTCTTCGGGATTTTAAAACTTTCATCAACATTTGCTTTCATTTCAAGATATTCATCCACTCGATTTTCAATTGCTTTATCTTCGATTAAATATTTTAATTTTTCAAATTCCATGGGAGGAATTGTTTTATTTTCAACAATCCATTTCACTGAAAGAACCGAACGTGACGCATAAAATAAACTTTTGAGTTTAATTTCATCTTGATGTTCTATTTCAATCATTCGCTTTGTTGTTATTCCTAAATAATGCCTGGCCACTTTTTGTGGATTGAATTGAGAAGCGGTTAAATCAAACAATTCTTTTTCGAAAATTTCATCAGAAATATAATGAATCGGAGATTGTAAATATTCGTTGATGCTCGAATTTGATTTTAGCATTAAGCGCAAAACCTTTTGAATATCCCATCCTTTAAAATCTAATTCATCCACAATTTCCAACTCAATAAAATCATCAATTGAATCAATTTTTAGATAATCTTCAATTTTTCGTTTGTAAATAAATCGAACATCGTAATCGCTGTCAGTAGAAGGGAAGCCCCAAGCGCGGCTCCCAGATTCTACAGCAAAAAGAATTTTGATGTTATATTTATCTTCTATTTCTTTTAATTTATTTATAATGATTGGTTTCAT